ATGCGTGGAGAGTTGCCAGAATCAATCGCCCCGTATAAGATCACTGTAACTGGTACACCGTATCGAATTTGGGATTAAAATCCCGCAAACCGTATCGGCGAGGTTCACCGAGGAATCCAAGGATTCATAAATGACTGAAGAAGTCCAAGCCTTAGCGGAAGTTGACTCCGCGCCTGCGCCAGAAGTGACGGCCACTTCTGAGATTGCTGAAAACGCGCCGGAAGTCGCTGAGACTCAAGTTGAACAAGTCGAGGAGAAAAAATACTCCCAAGCTGAAATTGACGCGATGATCGGCAAACGCCTCGCAAGAGAGCAACGTAAGTGGGAACGAGAACAGCAACAGCGTGCTGCGGAAACGCAAATCGTGAAAGCTCCATCAGCTACTTCTGCTGATCAATTTGAAAGCCCTGAAGCCTATGCGGAAGCATTGGCCTACCAGAAAGCCGAAGAATTGCTCGCCAAGCGTGAAGCAGCCAAGCAGCAATCTGCCGTACTCGAAAGCTATCAAGAACGTGAAGAAGCAGCGCGGGATAAATACGACGACTTCGAGCAAGTTGCCTATAACCCCAAGCTCCCAATCACTGACGTGATGGCACAAACGATCCAGTCTTCGGACATTGGCCCCGAGTTGGCTTACTACCTCGGCTCCAACCCCAAAGATGCGGAACGTATCTCACGCATGACGCCACTCGCACAGGCGAAAGAAATCGGGAAGATTGAGGCCAAATTGGCGTCTGATCCTCCTGTAAAACGAACCACGTCAGCGCCTGCGCCGATTTCACCTGTCACCGCACGCTCCTCTGGAGCACCGGCCTATGACACTACGGACCCACGGTCTATCAAGACCATGTCGGATTCGCAGTGGATTGAAGCCGAACGCGCACGGCAGATGAAGAAGTTGCAAGCAATGGCAAACCGCTAATTTTTTGAAAGGACTCACATGTCTAACAGTATTCTGACCATCGACATGATCACCCGCAAGGCTCTCGAAATCCTCGAGAACAACTTGGTGATCACCCGCAACGTGAACCGCCAGTACGACGACAGCTTCGCTGTTGAAGGCGCCAAAATCGGTTCTACACTGCGTATCCGTTTGCCCGACCGCGCTCTGGTGACCGACGGTGCCGCCCTGCAAGTTCAGGACGACAACGAACAGTTCACCACTCTGACTGTTTCCAGCCAGAAGCACATCGGCGTGAACTTCACATCTGCTGAATTGACCATGCAATTGGACGACTTCGCAGAGCGTGTGTTGAAGCCTCGTATCAGCCAGTTGGCCTCCAGCGTTGACGCTGACGTTGCCAACGCATACAAGTACATCGGTAACTCCGTTGGCACCCCTGGCACCACTCCTTCGACTTCTTTGGTGCTGTTGCAAGCCCAGCAGAAGCTGAACGAGAACGCTGCCGTGATGTCTCCACGTTACGCTACCGTCAACCCTGCCGCTAACGCTGGTTTGGTTGAAGGCATGAAGGGCTTGTTCAACCCCACCGACACCATCAGCAAGCAGTTCAAGAACGGCATGATGGGCACTGGCGTGTTGGGCTTTGACGAGATCAACATGTCTCAGTCGATCAAGCAGTTCACCACCGGTTCGCGTACAGCCACTGGCGGTACCTTGTCGGCTGCTGTGACCTCCGAAGGCGCAACCACTATCGCCATCACCGGCGCTGGTGCTAACGCAACCGTTAAGCAAGGTGACGTGTTCACCGTGGCCGACTGCTATGCAGTGAACCCACAGACTCGTGAGTCTACCGGTTCGTTGTTCCAGTTCGTGGCTGCTGCTGACGTGACTTTGAACGGTTCCGGCGCTGGCAACATCACCGTGTCCGCAATGTACTCGGCAGGCAACGCTTTGGCTACTGTGGACGTGTTGCCACAAAGCGGCAAAGCCGTCGTGTTCTACGGCGCTGCTTCTAGCCAGTACGCTCAGAACTTGGTGTACCACAAAGACGCCATCACCTTCGCAACTGCTGACTTGCTGTTGCCACAAGGTGTGGACATGGCTGCTCGCGCCGTTCACAACGGTATCAGCTTGCGCGTTGTGCGTCAGTACGACATCAACAACGACCGCTTGCCTTGCCGTGTTGACGTTCTGTACGGCTACAGCACGATCCGTCCTCAGATGGGCGTTCGCCTCTGGGGCTAAACTGAAACGGGGGCTTCGGCCCCCTTTCGTGTATCTTAATCTTGAAAGGAAATTATCATGGCTCTCCCTAATGGTGCAGGTGGTTATCAAGTTGGCGACGGTAACGTCGGCGAAGCTCAACTGTTCGTGCAAGGCGCTCCTACTGCCGTGGCTGCTGCTGCGACAATGACAAGCGCTGAGTTGGCAAACGGTCTGTTTGTGTTCAACGGCTCTGCCGGTAACCTGACTTTGCCCACTGTGGCACTTGTCGAGGCTGACATCAGCAGCGCAGCCAAAGTGAACGCAGCATTTGACTTCATCGTCATCAACGCTGACGCTTCTGGCTCTGACGCTGTGACTTTGGCTGCTGGTACTGGCTGGACTTTGGTTGGCACTGCCGCCGTGTCTGCTGGCACCTCTGCCCAGTTCCGCGCCCGTAAAACCGGCGACGGCGCTTGGACTGCATACCGCATTGCCTAAACCTAAATGGGGGCTTCGGCCCCTATTTTTTAAGGAAAC